TTCTGATGCATCTTTATTAAAAGTTGCAGTAGACGGGGTAGTATCAACTTCATTTACAGTAAGTGGAACAACATTAACTTTCACTGACGGTAATAAAACAAACTCTAATAATATTCATGTTCAAAAGGGAATTCGTATTACAAATGATGATAGTTATGATTTTAATTATTCTAGTGGTGGAAATGGTGTAGGAAATTGGGCTGCAAAATTTCCAGGCTCAATGGGTAATTCTTTAGGTGTTTCTATATGTGCAGGGCCGGATGCTTTTGAAAAAAATAATGCAAGTACAACAAACGGAGAAACTGCCGCAGATGCAGCTGGTGCTGCAAGTGGAACAGTTGATGTTGCTTCTGGTGCCGCATTTTCGGTAGGAGATGTTGTATATTTTCAAGAAACAGATGGTCAACAGTATGAAGTTATCAGTATTTCCACTAATACTTTAACTGTAAGACAATTAGATAACGTAAATGGTGGTGGAATTAAATCAACCATTCCTACTGGAACACAGGTTCGCAGACGCTGGAGATTCTACGATTTATTTAATGCAGCTCCAGGCACTTCAAGTTATGCAGAAAGTATAAACTTGCTTACTGCTAATGATGAAATGCACGTTGTTGTGTACGATGTTTTAGGTGATATTACTGGAAGCTCAGTAAATGTTGCTGGAAACAGATTATCTTCAGTAATTGAAACATTTGGTTTTGTTTCAAAACATCCAAATGCTAAAACAGTTCAAGGAAGTGCGAACTATTATCCAACAGTAATTAATCGTTCATCACAACATATTCGTTGGATGGATCATCCTTCTACTGGATCAGATTGGGGTAATGCTCTTACTGCTGCTGGTGCAGATACAAGTTTTGAAGTATTAACTCTTCCAGTTGTTGATGAATTTAATCACGGTTTATTGACAATTCAAGATACTGAAGGAACAGCTATTCGGGGTGGAATGGGTGTAGATGATTTTGCTCCAACAGTAGGTGAAATCAAAGCTGCATATGACCTTATGGGTGATGCAGAAACTGTAGATGTAAATCTTATCTTATCTGGAGAATCACCTGCGAATGATACAGACGCAAAAACTCATGCAGTAAATATGATTGACTTTGTAGAAAAAAGAAAAGATTGTGTAGTGTTTATTTCTCCACAAAGGTCAGATGTTGTTGGTATTCCTTCTTCAGTAACACAAACAACAAATGTAAAAGCATTTTTTGACCAACTACCAAGTACATCATATGCAGTATTTGATTCTGGTTATAAGTATCAATTTGACCGCTACAATGACGTATTTAGGTTTGTGCCTTTGAACGGTGATATTGCAGGGTTATGTGCAAATACTGACCAAGTTAGAGATCCTTGGTTTTCACCAGGCGGATTTAATCGTGGACAAGTTCGTGGCGCAGTTAAATTAGCTTATAATCCATCAAAAACTCAAAGAGATGAATTATATCCTGCAAGGATTAATCCAGTTGTTTCTTTCCCAGGCGAAGGAACTGTGCTCTTTGGTGATAAAACAGCATTATCAAAACCAAGTGCATTTGACAGAATTAATGTACGAAGATTGTTTTTGGTGTTGAAAAAATCTATTTCAAGATCTGCTAAATTCCAACTCTTTGAGTTTAACGATGAATTCACAAGAGCTCAATTTAGAAATCTTATTACTCCATTCTTGAGAGATGTTCAATCAAGAAGAGGTATTACAGATTTCAGTGTTGTTTGTGATTCTTCAAACAATACAACAGAAGTGATTGATCGAAATGAATTTGTTGCAGAAATTTTTGTAAAACCAGCACGGTCTATTAACTTTATTTCTCTCAGTTTTGTTGCTGTCAGAACGGGAGTTTCATTTAGCGAGGTAGGAGGTTAATATGGCACGAACAATTACTGAATTCAAAGCAATGTTGTCTGGTGGTGGTGCAAGGGCTAATCAATTTGAAGTAAGATTAAATTTTCCAGACAATGCTGGTGCAGCAGATCCTTCTGGTCAAACTTCAAGATTTATGGTTAAGTCTGCCGCACTCCCAGGCCAAGCAATTGATGAAGTGGCAGTAGAATATAGAGGACGTACTTTATATGTTGCCGGTGATAGGACATTTGAAACATGGACTACAACAATTATTAATGATGAAGATTTTCAAGTAAGAACAGACCTTGAAAGATGGATGAATTCTATCAATGGAATGCGAGATAATATTGGCGCATTGGGGCCGATAAGTTATATGGCAGACCTTGGTGTAATTCAATATTCAAAAAATGGTGCCCCAATTAAAGCATATGAGCTTATCAATTGTTGGCCAATTAGTATTGGTCAAATTGATTTAAGTTGGGATACAAGAAGTGAAATTGAAACATTTGATGTAACATGGCGTTATACAGACTTCAAGGGTGGCGGTGAAAACTCACAACCGTTGAGTGCTATCGTTGCTAGACTTGAGGACATAACTGACCTTGTTCGGGATGCATCATAAATAGTTTAAATCAACTATTTAGAGAACAATATTATGGCACAAATATTCGGATTCAATATAACTAGACAATCAGAGGTTAGACAAGATCAACCAACTTTTCCAACCTCTGATGATGGTTCTCAGGATATAGCTGGTGGAGGATTTTTTACTCAATTCCTTGACATGGAAGGCAAGGAAAGAGGTGAATTAGACTTAATCAGAAGGTATCGTGATATTGCATTGCATCCAGAATGTGATTCGGCTATTGAAGATATTGTAAATGAAGCAATCGTGTCTGATGAAAGAGATCAAGCTGTTTCTGTTTCATTAGACAGATTGGAATATTCACAAAAAATAAAAAATAAAATAAAAGAAGAGTTTAATAATGTCCTTGCATTATTAGATTTTAATACTAAAGGGCATGATATTTTTCGTAGATGGTATGTTGATGGAAGAATATATTATCATAAAATCATAGATTCTTCTAATCCTAAATCTGGATTACAAGAATTAAGATATATTGACCCAAGAAAAATAAAAAAAGTTAGAGAGATTGAAAAGGGGAAAGACAAGAGTGGTGCCGAAGTTATTGTAAATGTAGATGAATTTTATATTTACAATGAAAAAGGTATTGAGTATGCCACGGGTTCAGCAAATGGTTTAAGACTGACCAAGGATTCAATTGCATACTGTCCATCTGGTCTAATTGATGCTCAGAAAAACCTTGTGCTTTCCCATCTTCACAAAGCTATCAAACCAGTAAACCAATTAAGGATGATTGAAGATGCACTAGTTATCTATAGAATATCTAGAGCACCAGAAAGAAGAATTTTTTATATTGATGTAGGTAATCTTCCAAAAGCAAAAGCAGAACAGTATTTAAAAGACGTAATGAATCGGTATCGTAATAAATTAGTTTACGATGCAAAAACTGGTGAAATTCGTGATGATAGAAATCACATGTCAATGTTGGAAGATTTCTGGCTACCAAGAAGAGAAGGAGGTAGAGGAACAGAAATCACTACGTTGCCAGGCGGTTCAAATCTTGGTGAAATAGATGATATTGAATACTTTAAGAAAAAGTTGTACCGTTCTCTGAATGTTCCAATTTCAAGACTAGAATCTGAAGCTACATTTTCTATTGGACGTTCAGACAACATTACAAGAGATGAATTAAAGTTTACAAAGTTTGTACAAAGAATACGAAAAAGGTTTGTAGCACTCTTTCATGATTTATTAAGAACACAACTTATTTTAAAAGGTGTGATTGCAGAAGAAGAGTGGAATTCTTTTAAAGAGCATATTCAATTTGATTTTTTACAAGATGGACATTTTACAGAATTAAAAAATGCAGAAGTATTGAGAGAAAGATTGGATATGTTGTCTCAATCAGAAGCTTACGTTGGAACATTTTTCTCAAAGGAATGGGTAAGAAAAAATGTTTTGAGAATGAGTGATGAAGAGATAGAAGAAATAGATAAACAAATAGAAACTGAAGAAGGTGAAGAAGGTGATGAATTTGATATGGAAGCAGAATATGTTCCTCCTCAGTACAAAGATGATGAAGAAGAACCGGAAAAGAAAAATGAAAAACAATTGTTAGGAGAAAAATAATATGAGTAAATATTCAGAACATTTAAAAGGATTTATTGATGCAATAGCAAATGGTGATAATGTTTCTGCTGAAAATGATTTTAATAATGCAATGGCTGTAAAAATTGCAGATGCAATTGAAACTAAAAGAGTAGAAGTAGCACAAAGCTTTGTGAAAACAGTTGAACCAAGTGAGAGTGAGGAAAATGTATAAACCGTTTGAAGAATTTTTTACAGAATTACAAGAAAAAAACGAATATAAAATGTCAGACAACTATAAAAAACTTTCTCCTAAAATGAAGAAAGCAGTCGATGATGTTTTTTCTTTTATGGAAAAAAATCCATCAGATTTTTTAACATCTTTAGAAACTAAAATAAAAGACATTTCTAAACAACATAAAGTAAGTCATGATAAACTTACTAAGTATTTTGATAACGAGACTTTAAATGTTTAAAGGGTAAACATGGCAGCAGATACTACAAAAAAGTTTGGAGAAGTAAATTATATGAGTAATGGAATGGGAATTCCAGCTCATGATTATATTTCTTATAC